GTTCATTGCTACAGCTTCATCTAACACTTCACGAAGTTTAATTTCCACCATCGAGATACCAGCGTTAGTGTAGTTGATTTTGTTCTGAGCTTTGATTAATCCCCAGATACGTTCACCCATACGAACTTCAATCCATGTTGCTCCAAGCATTACATCAATGTATTCGCCACCAACTACTTTGTTCTCACCAAAAACAACACTTTCATCTTCTACAGTTGTGTAGTAATTAGCATTCTTAGATTGTAAGTAAGCTTCTTCTGTTGAGTCGTATTTGTCAGCAATAACACCATCAAGCTCTTTATAAATCCAGATAGCACTGCCAATCGGTTCAGCAGAGAATCGACCAACCCAGGCTGCTTCAATCATTGCATTACCTACACCATCTTTAGTGTAAATACCAAAT